CAACGAAAATGACAAACAACTTCAGAACAGAGGTGTTCAGACGTGCATATCGTTTGACCCTCACAGGTATCAACTTTTCAGAGGCGTTAACAAAATCGTGGGCTATCTACAGACTACAAAAGAACATGAGAAGTTCGGTAGTAGAGTTCAGATTTAGAAAAATATCAGGGGAAATAAGAATCGCATACGGAACTTTGATAAAAAGCGTAATAGACCCCCTTATTAAAGGTGTGGGTAAAAAGAACAGCCCCACCCTGGTTACTTACTTCGATTGTCAGAAGCAAGGTTTTAGGTGTTTCAAAGAGGAAAATTTGATAATTGCGTAGTTATGAGGAAAGGTCTCTTTTTAGCACTAATGACTATGAGAGTATTCGAAGGAATAAAAGTTCAAGGGATAACTTTAAGCCCCGTTCAGTATTATTCATTTTAATTGCCCCGTACTGCTGCGAAGCCCTATGGGATTCGGGAAGGTGGCGGAATTGGTAGACGCTATCTGTTCATCGGCAGAGAGGAATATTATGATTGTGAGCACGAGGGGTGTCCGATAGAGCCCTTAAAACATCATAATTGAAAAATCCTTGCAGGTTCGAGTCCTGCCCTTCCCACGAATTCGGTTCAACTCCGATGACTACACAAAGTTGTGGTAAGACAAGACCGTAAAATGTAATGATGGCGGTATTTGGTGTTGGCACCCCGGAAAGACGGGGGTTTGGGGACATAGCTCAGTAGGTAGAGCAGCGGACTGAAAATCCGTGCGCAGTGGTTCGATTCCACTTGTCCCCACAAACTAACTAACAAAAAATAACCATGAAAAAAGAAACACTTAACAGAGCTAACGAGCTATTACAGGAGATTGAAGACCTGACAATGCACATTGAAAGGGCCGAGAAATCACTTGCTCCGGGTCAAATAGACAACGTATTTATCGGGAATGTCCGCCTACGTTCATCTATTCTCACGTTGAATGCTGGAGAAGTATTGCGCACCTATATCAAGGCTGCAAAAATGAAGCTAATGGACCTCGAGTCCGAACTTGACAACCTTTAAGACCGGAATACCAACTAACAACACAACAATGGAAGCAAGAGAATTTTACGACAAAAGGATGAAAGAAGACCCCGAGATCGGGAGTGTTCAGCTGATGGAAGAGTACGCAAAGCATATCGTTGAGATTAACTTTTGTGGCCCTCCAAGAGACATAACAAAACTATCCTCAGAAGGGTTGATGAGGGTACAAAGGACACTTGACAAGTGTGTCGAGTGGGTTAATTCGTAAATAACGCCTTAAAATAACATAAAGACTAATATGAACAACTCTCTTGTAGGTAAAAATTTCAGAACCATTAAAGGCGAAAAATGCCACATTGTTAACGAGTTTAAGGATGGAGTGGACGACATTGTAACTTATAAAAAATGGTCAAAGGTGGGTAGGTGCTGGAATTATTATACGGATTGTATGGAAGTGTTTATGGTACAATTCGAATGCGGAGCAAAATGGCAACAATAGCCAATACGGTGGGTATGGCGCATGAGGCGCGTGTTACCGCCAGTATTTTTTGATTATTAACTTTAAAAACAAAAATAGAAATGGAATTAAATTCAGAATTAGAAAGACTACATACGGACTAAAGGCTCAATTTCCCGAATCAAATAAAAAGGGTTGTAAAAAGAAAGTAATAGGGACGATCGGATGTGTCTATGATGATGGCTCTATCACCTGTTACGACACGGTAAATGCCACTCCTGATAAGTTTAAGCCGATATTGATACCATTAAAGGATTATAAGGACATCAATTCACTTGCATTTCAAAACCTAAATTGTGACTTGATTGCGCAAGTTGAGATCAACCTGTTAGCTAAACAATCAATATGCTACACGTCATTACGGATTGGAGATCTTGAGGTATGCCTTAAAAATCACATTGACCTTGCCAACCTTATCTCGAAAGGAGAGGCAATTGATGTAAACACCTTACCAGAAAATCCTTATAAATGACACTACAGAAATGATAATAGAACAGTTCATTTCCTATATGGATGATGCCTTGGGTGTTGTGTCGGGAGAGCCGCAGTTTAAGGAAAAGGTTATAAGAGTCCTGGATAACTCTAAGATTTCAGGGCTTCTGTCAAGTGGTGATGCAAAATCTTTAATGTGCCTTGGATTACCCATCGTTTCTGTTATGTCCGAAACAACAGGGGTTGATGTGAATAAGGTTTGTAAGATTGTTTTTTCCGGCACACTGCCCTATGAGGATCTGCTTATAGTTTTGGGGTTCACCTTCTCCGACTGGTCAAGAAGAGGGATAATAAAGATGATGCTATAAAATTAATTAATACAATTAACTTATGAAAAAAACAAAAGTTTCACCTAAAAAAGAATTACAATTAGATTGCCCTATATGGCAACTCACTATTCAGCAATTTATTGATTTAAACAAGCAAATCAGTAAGACTAACGAAAAACACTTCATGCGGTTGGAAAACCAGCTTCATCAAGTTCTGACCCAGACTGGTCTAACCGCCCAAGAAAGACAGGAGGCTCAGGGAAAACAAGAACTGAAAACTAAAGACATAAAATGTGTCGTGAAAGAGGCGTTACTGGAGGCTCTAACTGAGACTAAAACTAATACTCCTAAGTTTTACAGCCGCTATGAGGCTACAAAGCTCCTTAAAATCTCACTGCCCACACTTTCAAGATATATTGAATTGGGGGTAATAAACGCAAATAGAATAGGGAATAGAATTTTAATCTCTCAGGAGGCTATTGATGAAGCACTGAGAAAAATGTAAGAATCATGGCAGACAATAGTTATTATTTCTCACATGACTACAACGCCAGGAGTGATCCGAAAATCAAAAAGCTATTAGCTCGGCATGGGGTTGCCGGATATGGAATTTATTGGGCTATAATTGAAGACCTTTACAATAATGCGAACGCATTGCGAACGCATAGCGATAGCAATGCTATAAAAGGAAAGGAAAAAAAAGAATATAAAAAGAAAGTAGAAGGGTATAGTCAATCTGAAACCGCAAAGCGTTTTCAGCCCCCCTCTGAAGATGAGGTAAAATCATTTATAAGTGAAAAGGGGTATAATGTCGATGCTGATTTGGCTCTTGAATTGGCAGGAAAGAAACGAATATTTATGATAACACAATTGTCACAAAACCACAATTTATGATAACGCTGCTCTACATCTACATACTAATCAATATCGTAGTTGCCCTGTGCGCACTCATTATGCTCCAAGGCAGACCCCTGTCAAGGGCACATGTGGCCCTCGTGATGGCCCTTGCCCTGCTGTTCGGTACTTTCGTGCTGCTCAACAGGTTGTTTCTTTACCTTGAGGGAGAGAAGTAAAAAATTTTACCCCATTAGTTGCCATTTCAGCGACTTTATAATATAACTATATTCATCTGATATTTAGGCGGTTTACGATTAGTTATCAACACTTAGTTGCTATTTTGGCCACTTTTAAATATATTCGCATTGAAGTTTAGTCATATTGTTTATGTGTTGTTTGGTTTTCCGTTAGTTCATTAGTTTTGATTGGTTGCGTTCCGGAGGTGTAAAAGCCTCCGGATTAACGAAAAAAGGATGATAGAAAACAGACCCGATAAAGATAGAATCAAATGCCCTCATTGCAGGAGTTTTTTGATGGAGGTAAAGCCGAGACTGGTAGAGGGTCAGAGAATCATAACACGTTGCCCCAAGTGTGGCACAAACATAGAGATAAGGAAGTAGTTTATAGTATTATGAGAATAAGAGAAATAGACGAATAAGTTTATAAAGGAGAATTGTCAGAGAGGACAGGTCATAAAGGCTTGCCCTCTCTTTTTATTTAATAACCAATGCAATGAAAGATAAAATTTTAGCAGCATTAAAGAAAGGGATAGTAGATCCCAAGACTGGAAAAACCAGCATCAGCGACAAAACGCTGAATACCTATGTGGAGCTCATCGCGCCTAACGTGACCGAAGAGAGCCAGATAGATGCTGCCGTTACACCTTATATCCCTGTCCTCAAGGAGGTACAGGCCAATATAAACAGCGTGGCGGCAGAAGCCGTGAGGAATATCAAGCCGGCAGAACCAAAACCGGCAGAGATAGAACCGGATGCCCCCAGGGGAGGGGAAGAAGTTCCTCCAAAATGGGCACAAGGTATCATGAACGACCTGAAGGAACTGAAGGGAGAAAAACTCAATGACGGTTTCCTGAAGTCGGTAAAGGATGTATTCACGGAAAAACAGATCCCGGAAGAATATTATGGCCCTGCAATATCGGGTCGTAGGTTCGAGAAGCAGGAGGATGTAGACAGCTTTGTGGCAACCGTGACAGGTAGCTATGAGAAGTTCCAACAGAAAGGCGCGGACGGATCAAAGGGTGTCCCACCGGAAGGAGGAACAGGAGGAGTTGTAGGCAATGAGGATGCAAAGGGCATTTCCGCCCTCATCAACTCCGGGACAAAGGAAATCACTGAATCAAGTAAAAAGTAAAAGAAATGTCAGCAGGAATGGTTTACAATTTAGACCCGATGGAGGACGTTACTGAATATTGTCGCGCAGAGACGATCTTCAGAAGGACAGGCGGTATGTCGCTCGACACCACCAACCTCGTTTTGGGTAGTATTCTTCCTCCATTCACGCCTCTGGCCGTAAACAAGACCACAAGGATTGCGACGGCTGTGAAGAACGTGAAGGTAGTTGAAAATGCGGCATCGAACGCGACCGCAATAAAAATCGCGAAGAAATCCCTCGCCTATGTGGGTATGTATCTCGGTACTACTTCCAAGGCGGCACAGGTGACGGCAATAGACAAGACAACAAGCTCTGATTATGACATATTGACAATCTCTCTCGGAGGGGCTGTTGTGGCTAATCAGATCCTGTTCGAGACCGTAGAGCCATCAGAACCCGTATCAGAGGTGAAAGGTATTTACACCTTTGCCATCGGCACCAAGCCGGCAGCCGGCGACAAGCTGTCCCTTGACGGTAAGGAGTATGAGTTTGCGGCCGCTGAAGGCGATGCAGTATTCGCTGCTGGAGCAGATGCGAAAGCCGCTGCCGCCAATATCGAGGATGCTGTCTCGGCACAGTATGACGGGGTTTTCTCCGTTGTGGCAAATAACGGCAAGCTGATTTTCACCCAACTTGTTGGTGGTGTTGGCGCAATCCCTGTTCTCGTTGTTACCCCGGTAGCAGAGACAGGCACTCTTGCAGCAACCATATCACAGACAACAGCGGGTGTCGCAGCCGTATTAGGGGTAAATGTTCCAAAAAACATTGCCTATGGGTTCAACTACGCCGCTACCAAGGTAGAGGCAGGTGCTTCTGTAACGATCATCGGAGCAGCGATGGAGATAAAGGAAGAGAGGCTCGCCACCCCTGTTTGTGAACAGGACAAGGTGTCCCTCGGGTACAGGTATGACTTTATTTAAAAGGAGGGAAAGAGATGAAACTTACATTAGACACCCTATTCGGTGATCCGCTGATAGTAAAGGCGGTCATAGACCGTATTCAGGCACAGAACCAGGACCCTATATACTGGAAGAGATACCTTGACTTTGAACAGACCATATCACGCACCTTTAAGACGTACTTCGGTACGCAGACTGGCGTTACAATGGGCTCTGTCATCGACAAGAACGCCGGCAAGCCGGTAAGGACACGCAAGTCGATAGGCTCCGGCTATGGAGAGGTTGCCATTCTTGGCGACAGATTCCAACTCGACAATGACCGTCTTGATAACCTTCGCGTTCTCATTGACAAGTTCAATGCTCAGAACAATGCGGAGAATATCAACACCATCGTCAATTTCATCATTGATGACTACCGTGAGCTTTCGCTTGCCCCTCATAAGAGGATGGATAAGTTCCTCGGCGACCTTCGCTCAACAGGCAAGGCTTCCGTAACAGTTGCGGACAATAAGGAGGGTATAATTCTCATTGAGACCACGCTTCCTGTGACCAAGGTCACTCCGGGGTCAGGGGATAAGACCAGCTTCATTGGCTACCTCAAGGCTCAGATAGCCTCATTGAGGGCATCAAAGGGCACTTTCTCTGTCATGGAGATGACACAGACATCCTTTAACGAGTACATCCTCAAGAGTTCAGAGTTCCAGAGCGCATACAAGATGATCCTTTCTAAATCAGAGATGGCTCTTGCCAGTGGTCTTATCACCCCTGCGATGGCTAACAGCGTGTTGGGCGGCATAGGACTTCCTCCTATCCGTATCATCGAGGAGTATGTTCACCCTCAGGGGTCGAGCACGGCTGTCAACACCTTCGCAGAGAAGGCTATCACCCTGCTTCCACAGGATAAGATAGGTAAGATGAAGTTCCACACGCCGTATGAGATCACCGACCCGGTTCCTACCAAGCAGTACACCAACCTTGAAGGCGGCATGTTCATCTCCTCACAGAGGACAGATGAGGGCCGTTTCCTTGAATATGGCTGTGAGTGGATGCCAGAGATAACTCTTCCGGCACGCATGGTTATCCTCGATCTGAAAAACTTCTAACAGATGTTTGTCAGGGATTACATATCGCAGAAGTTCTCCTCTTTCGGCATAAGGCTGACAGAGGCGGACTTCCTCGACATGGCCATAACATACTCAATAGATATGAACTGGACATTGACGGCAGAGATAAAGGATAGCGTGGACAGGGCTTATGTTCAGTTCATACCTTCCATTCTGAGCCGTCCGGATGTGTCTGAGGGCGGTATGGCTATCAGTTGGGACAGGGCGGCTGTCAAGGAGCATTACTCCTTCATGTGCCGTCTTTTGAAAATGCCCGATATGTTGAGACCAACAATAAAGATCAGGGGATGATAGATTTCAGGCCACATACGTTTCAGATATTGAGTGCCCTCGGCGGCGGTATCGTCGACGGCGATCCCGTCGCAGCAGCGGAGGAATGGGGGGAAGACAATCCGTGTCGTTTTGTGAAGAACGGCAAGGATAACGTGAGGCATCTGCCCGGGGGCACTTTTATCGTTTTCGAATATGTGGTTTACTGCGACATCCCGGACGACATTACGGGGAAGACCGTGAGGCTGTTCGATAAGGACGGCAATCAGGTATGCCAGAAGGAGGTTCACTCCTGTAACAACACGCAGCTACACACAATACTATACATACAATGACACTCGAGGGATTCGACATAGACAACGCTCTCATTGACGAGATGAACTCCATCAAGGAGGAGGCTGTGAAGGCTCTTCTTGACGCCCTGTTCGCCCTTGGTGAAAGGTGTGTCGAGAAAGGACTGGCCTCAGGCAGGTATAAGAACCGCTCGGGGGCTCTCAGGTCGTCAATAGGGTGTGCTGTGGGTGTCAATGGAAGGGTTCACGCTATGGCAGGGTTCGCTCAGGTGCTCGGTGGCTCCGATGGTGTCACAGAGGGCAAGGCTCTTGCCAAGGGCCTCATAGAACAATCCAAGGGCATTGCGCTGTATGTCGTTGCAGGGAAACACTACGCCTCCTATGTTGAGGCAAAGGGCTTTGACGTGCTTGACACCTCAGAGCTCGTCTTTGAGAAAGAGCTGGAAAGGATTGTAAAGGAACTTGGGTTCGAGATAGTATGACAAGGACAGGAGAAGAGATAGTAAGTTACTTCTATACGCTTATCAATGGTAGTATTATAAAGTCTACGATAAACGGTAGCGTGTACAA